CTATTGTGGCGGATCGCACACTTTGCAGGGAGTATATCCTTGGGCTTTTGCGTCTGCTAAGCTTATGGGTATTTTACTGTCGCTCAAGTAACGGCATCCGTCTCTATGATACTTTGATCCTGTATTGGTGATATAAACTTCACCGGTACCCGCATCTGGAGCAACCTCTTTAGTCGCTACCGTTGTTGCCTTGGTCGTTGCCTTGGTCGTTGCTACCGTTGTAGCCTTCGGCTTTGTTTCTGTTGGTTTTGTTTCCGTTGAAGCAACAGCGGTCGTCTCTTTTACTGTTGTTGTCTGTGGAACGGTCGTTGTCTGGAGAGTGGTTTCTGTGACGCTTGTTGTCGCTGCCGTGGTCACTGCCGCTTTGATCGTTGTATTTGTTATGGATGAGGTTGATGACTTAGAAGCATTGCAGCTTGACATACCGCCAATGGATAAGAATGCAATTAATAGAACAAGAATCAAGACAGACTTTTGATACCACTTCATAATATCCACTCCTTTTTAATATATGACAAAAAGTAACACTTAACGTTATTATAAACACATTTACTACGTAAGCAACCATTAATTATCATTGTAATAAAAAAACCTCCACAGGAACGATACCTGCTGAGGTAAGGTTGAAATATATACAAGATATGCTTACGACAATCTACAAATAATTTCAAAATATATGTAGATATTTATATTTGTCTGTGTCAGTATGTTATTTAGTAAATAATGGTGAGAGGAGCTAATTTATGAGTATAGTAAAAACCCCAATGGAGACAACTATTCATAAAGATAAAGCATTAGGTGTTCTAGACAATTTCTTATCAGGTCTAATTGCATCGGGAGACCCTGCGCTTCTATCAAAGGCAGAGAAAATATCTTATTGGATTGAGGATTATTCGAAATATCTTGCTTTTGAAACATCATTTAAACCAGAGAGCCTAAAAGCGTATGATAGAGGCGATATTCTTAAAGTTGATCTCGGTTTTAATATTGGCAGCGAACAAGGTGGGCTACATTACGCCGTTATTGTTGGAAAAAACAATTCGCTTTATGGAAGAAATGTTCAAATAGTGCCACTTACGTCTGTTAAACCACAAAAGGATGTATCTCATTTACCAGCGGGCCAAATATATATTGGAAATGAAATATTTAATAGTCTAATCAAAGATATTTCAACAAGACTTGATGCAGGAATCAGAGAGAGTGACGATCTTAAAACAATTAGTGAATTAATATCTAAGGAGCTAGACGCGGGTCCAGATGATGATAAAATCAGCGATCCAGAAAATCGCTTAGAAGAGGTTAAAAGAAGACTTAGTATCCTAGGGCAAGAAACTAAATGGCTGGGAAAAGCACATAAAGAAGTAATGAAAATGAAAAAGGGCAGCATTGCGCTTGTTTCGCAGATAACTACAATTAGCAAAATTAGAATTGTTGATCCTAGAACATGCAGAGGAATTCTGAATAAGGTGCGCCTCTCCAGTAGTTCGTTAGATGCTATTGATAAAGGGGTTCTTGAGGTACTTACAGGCGGAAAGTAGAATTATTTTTATATTCTTGTTGACATTTAAAACCATTGGAGTAATATATAGATACAACTCAGCCCCTTTGCGGGCATTAATAAGGACTTACCCCTTGCGGGAAGTATCGAAAATGCTACACAGAAATGTGTAGCATTTTTTGTTTTACATCAAAAAGCCGCCCCCGGATCACTCCAGAGGCGGCTTTTACTTATGGTTTCCTTCTTCTTTTCGGCGCAGGCTGTTTTCTCCCACAATTTGGGCAATAGCTCCAGTGTCGAAAGTCTTTGCAGTATGCGCAACTCTTTTTTCTGAAAAACACTCTTCACACCTCCCGGAGTTAACTTCATTATACTCTTTCGGTGTACCCAGTGAGGAAGATCCAGCCTGCGCCGGATTTAAGTCGTCCCCATCCCCCGGAGGTCTCGGTGATCGTGTACACGTCTCCCGCGTGAACGTCTCCGACGTCCCGATAATTTGTGCCTGGGCCTGACCGGATATTAAGGGATCCAGCGGTGACTTTGACAAGGTACCCGTTTGGCGCGGATGGCGTGGGCGTCTGTGCTGCTGGCGCTGCGTATGGTCCCCGGATATCCCCGTCGTTTACCCAGCAAACACCATCCCCGATCAAATATGGATTTCGCGATCCGGCTACAATCCGAGTGATTTTCCCGTGTCCGCCTTTAGCGATGTACTGCGTGCTGTCCGACGAGATATAACACGTCGAGTAAACGACATCCTCCCCAAGTGCGTGAGCGGCTGCGTGTGCAGGAGCAGCAGGCGTAGGCAGGATAACAACTTCTGCGGGCTCTCTCAGAACGTAGATGAACGGCGAATCGTAGTACAATTTGATATTAATTTCTCTTCCGCTTGAGTCTCCAGGCTTTCCGTCGTAATCACCGGCAAACTGCACAATCTTACCGTTTCCGATATACATAGCAACATGCCCGTTAAGCGAAGAAGTCTTAGGTCGCAATAGGATGTCTCCTATTTGCAAGCCTGCGCCTGTACGCAGGTTAACGGATGAAGCAACATTCTTGAACCCGATAGCAAGCAACGGAGAAAGCATGGTTGCTGTAGTCCAGATAACTGGGCCGACATCAAAATCCGCTATCTTCAACGCGTCATACATTCCAGAAGAACAATCATCCTCCTTGCCCTTCCCGCGCCTTGGTTGCGAATAGCCGTTTGTATTATCGTTGGCTACCTTAATGAGATATTCGGCAGCAATATCAATCTTGCTCATACCGCCTTACCTCGTAAGATGTACGCCTCAATCTGTGCTTTCAAATATGCCTGTATATCAATATTGTGTTCTGATAAAAATGTAATCGTTGAGGCAGATATTTGATTTTCCACAACCGTAAGTGCCTTTTGCATTGCCTGTTCTTGTTCATCTTTCGACCAGACCCCGTCTTTAGTCGCGTCTTTGAGGTCGGTGACAAACGTCTGCGTTACTGCGTCGACGGCGGTTGCTACTGCTGATCCGATATCAGTCAGCATGTGATCCAACTTTTCGTTGTCGGTTTTCGATGCCAGGTACTTTACGCCGGCGTTAACCAGGATGATCATACAGGGCGCCAAAACTAAGGTGATTAATGAGATGATAATTTCTGTCCATTCCATGATTCTTTCCTCCTTTTATTGTTTTTCGGTTTCTCGTTCTGATGCTTCTTCGGGCGAAAAATGGTTGTTATCTTTAAACATCAATATTTGATGTTCTACCCTTCGATGTTCATCCAGGCGTTTATGTGCAGATCGTGCCGACTGATCTACAGAGTCCACCCTCCGGCATAGCGCCTCTTGTTCTTTTAGTATCCCCGTGATCTGGTCTCCTACACCTTTTGAAAGCTTGCCTACTGTGTCGTTCATATTTTCTACGGACTTAGTCAGTTGCACGAAGGCAATCTCCGACTTAGTTTCCTTAGTTGCTTCAGCTACTGCCTTTTCTGTAACCGCCTGTGCTTCGGTTTTTGCTCTTGATCTCAGCGTATTCAGCTGGATGACAACGCCAAGAACAATTCCTATGATGACTATGAGGCCCAGTATTCCGGCGAATACAAATATTGTTGATTCTGGTATGGTTCCGTTACTCACTACCTCACCCTCTCTTTCAAATTTGTTGCAATAAAAAAGCGCCTACGCGCTGCGTGATTAATTGGGGCCGTCTCGGATCCTGATCATAGGTGACCTCCTGTTATACTTTCCATCTTCCGATCGCAATAATACTTATATAGCCATTTCCTCCGGATATTGCGCCTATCAAACAGCAGGCACAAGAAGAGAGACCGACACTAGAAATAGTAGCTGAAATTGGAGCACCTGTACCGGCAATTAATACCGAAGGAATAACATTTGGAGAAGAATAAAAAGTTTGCGGATAATTTATAGTGTTAGGAGGGCCATAATAAACTGGTCCGAGCGTATTCGTGCCGGAAAAAACAATACCAGTAACGGCACGGCATATCATCGTACCATCTACATATTTTACATAACTTCCGTTTGCGTTTGATCCCGATTCAACGATTGGAGCGGCCCCGACATATGGCATTGCTGAAAAAGCATTTGCAAGTCCACCCACTTTAATAGTATCAACATAACCTTTACTAGCCGCGTGACTGCTTACTGTTGGAGGGATTACATCAAGCGTTTTACCCGGCAACATTGAAACGTTACCGTTTACATCAAACTGCATCCCGTGCATTATGTGCAAAAAATCGGAGTCTGTTGTCCAATGTGTAGTGCCAAGGTTGGCATAGGATGCGCGGGCGTGGGTTGTTTGAAACAAAACGGGATTGTAGAAGTCTGTGTACAAATCTAACAGCTGCACAATAAAGTTAATATCCGCAAAGGTTGCTCGTGTGCCACAATACGGGGTTATGCCTGTAAATCCAAGGGCCTCTATCATATCTTTTGCGTGAAATATACCGGTTGCCAAATTAAGGTAGGTTAACCCGTCCGGCGAAGTAAGCAAGGACGTTGAAATATGCCCGCCATTGATGATTGTTGACCCCATTGCGGCAATTTCCAGAGAGGTGCATGCGTTCGCCCAATCAGCCGCAGTGTAGACACCCGTAAGCCTCGTGACCGTACATTTTACTATGTCGGTTACGGCAACCGGTACTTGCTGTTTCTGCCAAATGTCGCCGATATAGTAAGGCGGTGCAGGCTGTGTATAAAACGTCTTGTTCTTCGCGGCGGCTACTGTTGCGGCATTTGTTGCGGCGGTTTGTGCAGTAGCGGCATTAGTAACGCCAAGGTTCGCTTGCGTTTGTGCCGTTGCCGCGTTGGTAACTGCAGTGTTCGCGGTAGTTTGTGCCGTTCCAGCGTTTGTGACTGCGGTATTAGCAGTAGTCTGCGCAGTCGCTGCGTTGGTTCTGGCCTTATCTGCAATGGCGTTCAAAAGCGAAGTAAGAGCGTCATAGTAGGTTTTGAAAGTAGATCTAAATGTAGTTCCTACAATATCAGACGTTGTTGTTAGACTTGACAGCAGTGGGGTGATATAAGTATTCAGCGCAGAGTAAGCATTGTCATAAGTAGTCTTTTGTGTCGCAATTCCGAAAGTGGTTGCCTGTGCATCGTTCAATGCTACTTCTGATACTATTCCATCCCATTCTTTTTTTACCGTTTGTTTTTCTACTGCCGTAAGTTTGCTGTCAGATGCGAGGTCGGCAAGTAATCCGTTGGCAGTCGCTGCATTGGTAATTGCCGTATTGGCAGTCGTCTGGGCAGTATTTGCGGCGGTTTGTGCTGTTGCTGCATTGGTAATTGCCGTGTCAGCGACAGCGTCGGCGGCAACAGCGGCAGCCTGAGCAGCGTCTGCCAGATTATGTGCCGTTAAAGCATCGGCAGCGGCATTATTGGCTGTAGTTTGCGCTAACGCAGCATTTGTAACCCCTAGATTCGCTTGTGTCTGAGCAGCTGCCGCATTGGTTACGCCTGTATTTGCAGTCGTGTCATCAGTGTATTTACTTGCCAGCGTCCAGTCACCGGAGACGTAAGCCCCGGACGCTCTAGCTGTGGAACATTTTTTCAGATCTCCGGCACTTCCACCAGCCCACAAATCGCCGATATCATAGGGTGTCGTGGGGTTTGCAACAAACACTCTTCGTTTATGGTCCGCGGTATCTTGTGCCGTGGCCGCATTGGCCAACGCTGTTGTTATGTCTGTGTCGGTAATTCTTTGCCATGAGTAGGTGGTTGATACCAGCTGATACCGGTAAGAGTACCCTGTCGACGTGTCATAGAACAAATCGCCAAGATGCTGATTTTTAATTGCCGTGGTCGTCCATGCGTTTGCCGGTACGTTTGTCAGTAATGGTACATAGGCATAAAAAAATGTTGTAATACTACCGTCGATCTGGGTTTGCAATCCTGCTGCAACGTCGTTGACAAAAGATTGTGCCGAGGCGTAGGCGGCATCGGCTTTCGCTTGCGCTCCGGCAGGGGTTTCCTTCGTCGACGGGTCATATCCGGAAGCATATGTTGATGCTCCGCTTATGTGCACCCATTCTGCGTTAATTCCGATAGCGGTCAAAACGCGGGCAAGGATATTTCCCTCGGCGGTCATGCCGTACCAGTGGGCCCCTGCATCGGGTGTCCATGACATTGTTGTGGCGGTCTTTTTGTAGATCACAACAGAGTCAGCCAGCAGCGGATGGTCATGCTCATAATGGATTGTGGATCCATCCAACTGAGGAACTTCGGTCGCGAAGTAGCCCATAGCTTGTGTCAGGAGATCTGTGAATTGTGCCTGCGTCTGCTGATATGTCGTCAGATTAGTGTCGACCTTCTGGATCTTTGCAGCAATCGTCGATAGCCTGCGGGCGTTGGCACCTTTGTATGACATGCTGCTCTGGCTTTTCGCAGTAGCTTCCATGGTGGACTTGCCGCCGTGAACAAAGTTGTGAGAGGCTACCAAAGACACAATCGTCTTTCCGTCCATGGTGACGTGCCGAACAGAATCGCCCGCATCAATCGCCGGATTGCCTGGATATGGGCAGGTGAAACCTGTGTAGGTATATCCGCTAATAACTGCAAAGATGCTCTGCAGGATCGTATCACGGTTGTCCTGAAGAATTGGAATCTGTTCTACCTGTAAAGAATACACATCTGTTCCAATTTGCACCGTCTCATCAGTATCAGTATAGGTAAGGCCGGTTACAGTAACCGCATCAGACGTCTGCTTGAATCCTTCGTATCGGGATCCGACAGGCATCTCAAGATCGATTGTACCGGACAGATCCGGAAGCAGTACAATCTCAAGTTCGCCGTCCCTATTTGTCCTGGCAAATCCTGCCGCCATCATAGCGATCATCCCTACGACATCACGACAGGTAATATCCTCTGTGGGCCGCGTAGTGATCGAGTAAGACGCATTTAATATTGATGGGATAGAACTCGCCAAAGGTACGTTGCAGTGCGCTGAAATCGCGGTAAGAACCTGCGCATTTGCGGCTGGAAAGGTCCACGTTACAGCTGAAAATGGTTCATCCAGTAAGATCATGCGATCTGATGCACCGAGTGTAATTTGCGAGTATGGTCTTCCCGGTTCATCGACGATAAAAGTTCCGAGTTTCACATACTCTGTTGTGGTATCTGGCAGCACAAGGCCGCTATACGGCCATAGGGTAGCACCATCTAAAATGATGTTGTTCCATCTGCCGTCTGCGTTATTCAGTCTCAAACCACAAACAGTGGCTATGGTGGATCCGAGTTCTATACCATCCTGAAAGCACGCTGAATCAACATAAAGGGACCCGGCAACAATGTCCCCGGGTCCCAGATTGTAAATAGTAGCATCAGCTGTCTGCAGGGTTGCCTTGTCGACTGGATAGAGAACTTTAGCAGTTGCCGCAGTTTTGAATGCGGTGCTAACATTTTGTGACATTTTGCTACCTCAATTCTCGACGAATTCGAACGAAAGATCCCAGTAACTTCCGGTATCTGTATCGTCCTCATAGTATCGGCTTGGATATGATTTTTTTTGTGCGTATCCGGTTTTTGTGACCGGCGTGCCTCCGTCGGAATATATAAAAGTAATTGATTTGGGCTGTAGTGCGGCAAGAATTGCTTGCAGTTCCGCCTTGGTGAGCATCTCATGCTTTACGCTCATGTTCCGCACTTCGGACCGTATGACTGTACGGATCATGTACCCGTCTTCCCCGCGTCCCGAAGCCTCGCTGTCAAGATCCTCTCGCGCCGGTTCGATAGAAATAGGAGAAGGCATTTTCACACCGTTTACATAGTAGTAATATCCCGCCATTAAAACGCCTCCTTATGCAAATGCTGGTTTGTTTGATTGTCTGGATTTTTTTGCCTGATACTTAGTGGTGCTTTCAGCGATAACCCTTCCATCAAGAACAGACTGCACCGTTATGTTGATTGTCTGGTTTCCACTGCCTCCGCCACCCGCAGCTGCTATGCCCTTGGCCACAGCTGCCGCCATTGCATTTTCAGGCGTGATAATTTCGCCCTGCGTCTTGTTGTCTCCAACGATCGCGAGTTGAGGCTGATTGGCTCCAATGTATCCACCATTTGCATACATCCGAAGTCCCGTAACGCTGGACATTGCAAGCCCAACCGTAGATGCCCATATTGCTTTTGAAGAAAGCGTTTGAGGCATCCACGCCATCATTTGGACTACATGTGTCATTACTCTTTTAATATTGCTGTCAAGCGTCTCAAACACTTGTGTCACCTGATTGGAAAAACTTTGGTAAGCGCCTATTGCCCCACGACGTCCAAGATCGGACCCGTCAATAAGACTTCGTCCGGCAGAAGTTGATGCTGCTGACACACTGTTTCCGAAGCTGTCAAGATGAGGCTTTGTTGCTCCGAACAAGCCGCTGAAAATTCCAACGGTTGAATTAACTCCGCCCGATATCCCGTTCATCAAGGAATTTGCTGTTGTCGTTGCTCCAGAAGAAACGGTACTTCCAAGATTTGACATGCTGTATTGTGCACTTGTGTTCATTCCGCCAAATGAACCATTAACCGAAGAAGCTCCGGACGACACTACACCACTGAGTGCATTTACATGAGGAGAAACACTTGACGGAATCCCTGCAAAGGAACCCACAATAGATGATGCTCCATTCCGGACATACGTCGAAGCAGAAGAAAGTGCGGGATTCAATATGTTGTTTACTGCATTCTTCACGCCCCTGCTTGAGGCGGACGCAGAAGTTCCTACAGTAAGAAGATTGTCAGAGGCTCCCTGTGTTGTGTCGTAGACACTGCTCATTCCGTGAGCGTATAGTACGTTGGCTTCGTTTGATTTTCTAAGCTGTGTTGCAACGTTTGTCACTACTTCGCTGTACTTAGCCGCCCCCGCAGTGGGCAGATCGAGGGAGGCAGTGTTTAAAGCGGGTGTATTAGTTCCTACGTCACTTGTATAGTTTCTTGGAGCGAGCTGGGGCATTACTTGTTCCAGATATTGAGAGCCGCCTGTATAAGGGGTTCCGTATATTTCGCTCCAATTTTTTGCCTGATATGGGGTTAACACTCTCGTGTCCGGACTCGGATTCGGGTTATAGTTGTCAGTTGTGGGGAAAGCGTTTGCAATCGCATTAGCTGTTTCCGTCCACCCTCCCCCCGTAGACGAATCAAGGCCGTTTATCGTTTCGTCAATAAGATCTCTTACTCCGTTTGCTCCACCCGACTGTGATGCTTCGACAACCTTATAGACCATATAAATAGTTGCACCGAGGGCAGCAAATCCTATTAGGTCTGCAAGGGCCCCTACTGCTGTTGTTGTAAGCGCAACAGGTATGGCAGACACCGCACCTCTCCCAAGTATGGCGGGACCCAATAATCCAAGTCCTGAAAGCACCGCGCTTACTCCAACGGATATCTTTGATATGCCGGACAGAACGAGACACGCCGCGGCAAATGCTGCAATGCCTTTTACCGCTCCCGGATTGTCATTGAGCCAGGTAAAGACTTTAGCTAATACATCCACAAGAGCCGGGAGCCCTGTTCCAATTGTCCAGAGTCCGAAGGGGACAAGATACTTATCCCAAAAGATTTGCAATTGACCCAACAGAGGACCCATTGAAGTCCACAGCCTATCTAACGGCTCTTTGAGCATATCAATAGCGCTCCTGACCTTGGTTGCCAGTTCACTTCCCTGTGTTGCGACAGTTTCAAAGTCATCCGAATTAGTTCCACCCGAACTACCAGATCCACCGGAAGCCGCTACGGGTGAAGCCAAAATATTCAAATTGTCAAATCCGGCCATCTGCTTCTGTGCTTTTTCCGCTGCATTGCCTGCGCTTGTTGCTCCTGCTGTGTAAGCTGCGAATGTTTTCTTAGCCTGGAGAACAGTAGACTGTCCGGATACCGCTGCAAAGAACATGGCGACACGATTGGAGAAGGTGCGTACCATCTCAGATACGTTTGAGAGTGCCGGGCCTACTATATTTATGAGCGGAGCTATGGCCGTAACAACGGCATTGGAAATTGTTCTCCCCGCTGTCGTAAGTGAGTTCAATGAGTTCTTGAGAGTATCCGACTTCTCGGATGCACCCGTAAGGGACGCAGTTACGTCCTTAAATGCCGCTGATATAATCTTGCCAACGAACAGCACCATGAATCTGCGACCGAGTGCCGTAACCGAGCGAGTAGTTTTTGCCACATTTCTTTCGATGCTCGACAGGCGTTTATCTAATCCTGTTGCTGACATTGCACTCGCAGAGAGACTTTTCACGCTCTTGTCCGCTGAGTTTATCCCGGAGGCTATTTTCTTCCCGGATAAATTCCCGGAATTACCTACTGAACTGAGCTTCTTATCTGCCATTGTTGCGGCGGCAACAACCTTTTCAACAGACTGAGCTCCTGATGTGCCAAAGCCAACAATAGCAGACTCCATTGCCCTGGTTTTCATGGCCATAGTGTCAGACTTGCCCTCTAGGCCTGTAAGCGCCGCCTCGGCCTTGAGTATGCTTTGCTTCATAGCAAGCCCGGCGTCGCTGTCCTGCTGTCCAAGGTTACCCATAGCATTCCATCTGCGTTTGAGTTCATCCACCATCTGCTGCTGGGTGTAAATCTGCGCGTTCGTATTGTCCAGGAGAGAGACCATGTTATTCAGTTGATTGGTAAGATCGCCCTTTGTTGCTGTAACCTTAACCGTCGGCATTTTGACTGTAGAGACTGCTGCAGTTACTGCCGCAACTCCGTCTTTGGCACCTGTTTTCATGCCCTTTTCAATAACTGCGCCTATCATTGTTGACAGAGCCTTGACCTCGGTCTTTACCTCTCCAATACTCCCGATTACGCCCGACATATCTGTTTTCCCTAATCGGAGAGCGTTGGACAGACCGTTTTGCAGTATAGATGCGGCGGACTGGGTAATGTCTTTCATCTGGGACAATAGGTCAGCTTTATCAAGCTGCATCCCCAGGGATACTGATCCAATACTTACATCCGCCATAGTGCACCTACTTTCTGCTAAACGCTGCCGCCATTGCTTGTTGAAATTCCTGTACCCGTTTTCTTGCCTGTTCTGGTTGATCCGTTGTGAGTTCGTTTGCCCGGCGTGTCAAATATTCGCGCCGGATCCTGTTCTGCTCCGAACCAAAATTCTTTAATTTCTCCGGATCCTTTTCCGACCGTATGGAAACGATGTTCCCTAAGGGCGTCTCGTGGCCAATACCGGACAGTAAGGTGCAGAATTCATTCCAGCACATAACCTCGCGCCGCAGCCTTATTCCATACTGCTGCGCGAAGCTTGATTCGATCAGATCCCAGTCCTCTAATAAGTCATACCATGATTCATTTTGAGACTGTATCGCGAAATCGTTTCTCCACCTCATCCGGTGATTCACCGTTAATGGCGGACATCGCTCCGACAAAGAGCTGTTTGATCGTTCCCAGTCGCGTTGTCATGCCGGGATGATTCTTTTCAATCTCGGCAACTTTGTCATCACCCAAGAGCATCCCCAGGGCAATTGTCATGCCGTCCAATTCGGACCCAGCTTTTTTAATAGCCAGGTTCATCTTGATGATATTGTTCTTGTCATCGTTGATCTCGTACTGCTCTCCGGGTGCAATAATGATTCCCGGTTTTGCATCGTCCAACCGTGCCGAAATATCAATAAACTTAGCCATAATCTCTGTACCTCCTCAAATACCTGTTAAACTGCCGGCGTGTAAACCGGCTTGCCGTCGCTCAATAACTCAAAATCAAGAGCGGATACGTCGGTAGAGCCGCCGCCGAAATCTTTTGAAACATTGATAATGCAGTCGAATGCCAGCGAAGCTCCGTCCGGAAACTCAATGCTGGCCGCGCTTGAACAGGCAATACCTGTCTGATATGCAAGCCCTGCAACGTAGTCATTGCCGAGATCCCCGACGTTGCGCTTACCTGAAAGCTTGATGGAAAAGCCTTTTCCGGTCATTAACCGGCGGATCCATCCCTGTGTGTCCATGGGAGTCCATTCCTGTACCTTGCCGTCGATGGAAGGCTCGAAAGTCTCCATGTCGGCAATGGCCACAAGGGTAGGTATCGCGCCTCTGGAAGTAGTATCAACTTCGAAAACAATATCAAAAACCGGGAATACTCCTGCTGTAAGTGACATATTTTATACCTCTACTTTCTGTAATAAAAATTGACGTCGAAGACATATTCAAAGATACCCAGACTATCCGTTCCGACGCTCACCGGATCAATCAGGGAAATAAAATAACCGGATGTCGTTCCGATTGTCTCAGACGATCCGGCCGCTCTGAAAAGTTCTTGCAGTTCAAGCGCTTTACATTCGCATGTATCGGAATTTGTTGCCCAGTGGACTAGAACCGTAATAGCCTTGATACCGTAAGAGGATCTACCTCCTATAGCCTTCGGCTGTTCAGGACCGTTCTTCCTGGCATAAACTCCGACACATTCTGTGAGATTCTTGTCGATGCACGAATTGAAAAACGAAACGCCCGGAGCCTGAATTTTGAGCCATGCTATGACTTGCTTGACTGTTACAGTGCTCATTCTTCATACCCCCAGCTCTTTCTTCATAAACTTTGCAAAATATTCCCGAAACTTGCCTTCCTTCTCCCCGCCAGCCAGATACGGATCTAACCACCTCGCACCGGCATTCGGATTCTTACCTCGCTGAAAATTATAGTCCGGATTATAGTACAGCCTTCGCGCTTGAGGACCCATGGTTATCAAGCGTGTCTTGCTGTCTATGACAGGAGCAAGGAAAGTATTTTCATTTTGCAACGTGCCCTTGTCGAAAGGCATTGTCTGACTAATTATCAGGTCACCGCGAACCGCCTCGCCCGCTTGTTCAATAGCAATGGGAATTGCCTTTTCAAGATCGGCAAAGAACGCTGCATTCGGTTTGAATTCTGCTGTGACAATGATTCCCATCACATCAGCTCCAATCTCGTATGGTTGACTGTCCCGTCCGGGTTTCTCGGTCTTGAATACCCCGTAATAGTTCGCGTGGGAAAACCGGTTATTGTCACAATGCCTCCCGTGAACTGCACGCCTGGTATAATGTCTCCCTTAACGTGAATTACCGCTGCGAGTTGAACCCAACGACCGTCCTTATCCTGTACACGCTTTGCCTTTTCGGAATAATTGACCTTCCCGGACCATGAAGCCAGGTCAATAGATTCACCATCCTCTGATAGCCCGCCTTTGATCGCAATGGAGCACGGCGTAACATCCCAGATACTTAAGTAGGGTAGTTTTCCATTCATGGATCACACCCCCCGATAAAGAAGCCCTGTAGGCAGTAGATACGCCTCTGCCTCCACCGAGATGCCGGACCCTGTTACGAGCCCGGCGCCCTGTGAGGAGGACACAGAGATATCACCAATGGAGTAGCTTCCCACTGCGTTCATAGCCTGGGCAAGCTCTCCATATTGGTAATCGTATTCGGCCTGAGCACAGGCTGCTAACTTGATCTGGTTACGTGTGAATTCCGGCCAGTCGATTATGCCGATCTTGAAAGACGCGGCACGGTCAACTTCACGGCTTCCCCGGATCATTGCCGCGGTGAAATCAACATCGGGAATGACCGTGCCGCCGTAAGTGTCTTTATAAAAAGTCAAATCTGCATATGCGCTCATTCCCGGTCACCTCATTCCTTCGCTTCTTTTGCCGACTTCTTCAGCTTCGCGAGTTCTTTCTCAAGAGCTTCGTTCTTCTTCTCGAGTTCTGCATACTTATCGGCCGGCATGGTTTTCCCCGCGCCGTATGCGACGGTTTCTCGCTTGCCCTTGTCATCAGCCGATACGATATCAAAACCCTGTTTCTGCATAGCAGCTTTTTCGGATTCCTCAATCTTCAGCTCTTTATTGGCCTTAACTGCATAAAGCATGAACTACCTCCTTCTTATACAGCTGCAACGTTGTTGATCTTGATGCCGTCCAGCTTATTAGCCAAAAGGAAGAGATCACCATATTTGCGGTTCTGGTAGAGCCATCCATCCCCTGCAGAAGCAGAAGAGCCAGGAGCCCACAGATAAATTGCGCTGTGCTTATCGGCAGCGATGACAGACTTAGGATGCACGAGCATCATGTTCATCTGCAAAGCACCAACAGCCGGCACGAACCCTTCTGTGAAATCATAAGCGGTCTTGAAACGCCCAGACGGAACGCCTTTGATCTTGACATTGTCGAGGTTTCTGACTGTGCGGTTGATGGCCCCGTCGGCGGATCCGTCTGCCGTGATCTGACGTGCGACCTGTGAAGCGTTCTTCATCAATGTCTGCAC